TCATGGATAACCTGTTCATGGACGTATTTTTCTTCTTCGTGCCAAATCGGCTCGTATGGGAAAACTGGCAAAAATTCAACGGCGAACAGGACAACCCCGGAGACTCCACAGACTTCACCATTCCGACGGTTACCTTCGGCGGCGGAGTCGCTGAAGGGTCCACAGCAGACTATTTCGGTCTGCCGGTCGGAAACTTTGCCGTCACGGCAAACGCCCTGCATTTCAGGGCGGACAAGCTGATATACAACGAATGGTTCAGGGACCAGAACCTACAAAGCTCGTCGACCGTTCTCATCGATGACGGTCCAGACAACGCGCTCACGTATTCAAATCCAAGGAGACGCGGAAAGCGTCACGACTACTTCACGAGCTGCCTGCCGTGGCCTCAGAAAGGGGAAACGGTCAATCTTCCCCTTGGCACGGACGCACCGGTGCTGGGCATCGGTGTACAGAACCAGCTCGTCGCGCTCGGAGGCTCTCCAGCGCTCAAAGAAACAAATCAGACAAACGTCACGTATCCGTTTCACTTCGATCAGTCCGGAGCTGCTGGCTCGGATCAGTACTACATCGAAGCTGATGAGTCAGGCATCAACGGAACGCCACAGATCTACGCGGATCTGACAAACGCTTCAGCGGCAACGATCAACGAACTGAGGCAGGCCTTCCAGATTCAGAAAATGCTTGAGAGGGACGCCCGAGGCGGAACCAGGTACACAGAAATCATTCAAGCGCACTTCGGGGTCACTTCCCCGGACCAACGTCTGCAACGCCCAGAATATCTTGGTGGCGGAACGACAATGGTAAACGTAAACCCGGTGGAGCAAACGTCGGAGACCGGGTCGGAAAGTGCCACACCACAAGGGAACCTTGCGGCCTACGCGACGGCATCTCTCAACGGCCAAGGGTTCACCCGATCGTTCACAGAACATGGCGTTGTTATTGGCTACGTCTGCGTTCGGGCCGATCTCACATACCAGCAGGGACTCAATCGCATGTGGTCCCGCCAGACACGATACGACTACTACTGGCCTGCCCTCTCCCACATCGGCGAGCAAGCCGTCCTGAGCAAGGAGCTGTATGCCGACGGCACAGCATCCGATGAAAATGTATTTGGATATCAGGAACGGCACGCGGAGTACCGATACAAACCCAGCCAGATCACTGGCAAATTCCGGAGCAACGCGACCGGCACACTCGATCCCTGGCATTTGAGCCAGAACTTCACGGATCGACCCACACTCAACTCAGTGTTCATCGAAGAGGATGTTCCTGTGGACCGCGTCTTGGCGGTCCAGGATGAACCCGAGTTCCTCTTCGACGCATATTTCGACTTCAAGTGCGCACGCCCCATGCCCGTCTACGGTGTCCCGGGCATGATAGATCACTTCTGATGGACTACCTTCAGCTCTGCTACTGCGAGCTAGACTGGTCCCGCCGTCACGCGGGGCCTTGTCCAAACTGTTACCCGAGTGAGCCGGAAGCTCCGACCAGGTCAGCGTTCCGTGAGGACGGGCCGGAGGCACGAGCGGCGGCGAAGCCGAGACCTTGTGGAGCTGGAGCGCGAACGGCAAAGAACCCACCCCCATGATCAACCGGTGGCGAAGCCACGATAGCGACGAAGGAGCGGAAACCAAATGGTAGCCCCAGCAATCGGAGCCGCCTTAATCGGCGGAGGAAGCAGCATAATCGGCGGTCTGCTCGGGAAATCCGGAGCAAGCGCCGCAAACAAAGCAAACCTGCAAATAGCTCGGGAGAACCGAGCGTTCCAAGAACGGATGAGTAATAGCGCCTACCAGAGAAGCGCAGCGGATCTGGAGAAAGCGGGTCTAAACCGGATCTTGGCCCTAGGAAGCCCTGCAAGCACGCCTGCAGGCAACACTGCGACCATGCAGAATGTCATGGCTCCTCTGGCGGCTGGCGTCTCACAGAGCGGCTCAAGCGCTCTGGCGGTCGCCCAAGGTATGGCGGACCTCAAGCAAAAAGCCGCCCAGCTCACCCAAACTACGTCTATGACGGACAACCTGCGAAAGCAGGGAAAGCTGATCGTTGAGCAAATCGAGAAAACGATCAAAGACACAAAACTCGCTTCTGCTCAGGCGGAAATGTCAGATATCGCCGCGGATCTCATCAAAAAAGCGCGGGAAGCGCTGGAAAACGGAGAGTTCGGAGAAGCTCTGGACGATGTATCTTCTCTCTGGAGATCGGTCCAGGGCCGAGGCTCGAAGGCTATCAGCGAGCTGGAGCAGTCGATCCGCGAATGGACAGAAGCAATCAGAAGCTTCGATTCACGAAGCTTCATCAACGAAATCGGAAACAGCAAAGCAGAGGATCTCTTCTAATGCGCAAACAACTCAGAAACGCATACAGCACGCACTGTGCTGAGGAATACGGGTTGGAAAACCCTCACCCGGAACAACAGGCCGTCCAGGCCGACAAAGAATCATGCGATATCAACAACATCATGGCGAAGTACCAGCAGACTGGTGTTATCGATCATGTCAGAGAGCATGGCGCCCGCTACGCGGACGCAACAGGCGTCGAATTCAACGCCGCAATGCAACTCATAGCGAATGCGCAAACGATGTTCGAGGAGCTGCCCAGCAGCGCTCGAAATCACTTCGAAAACGACCCGGCAAGGTTCCTTGACTACGTCAACGGACTTGACGAAATAGCAGCGGATCCGCTGCTCATAGAACTGGGTCTCTCGACCCGAAAACCACGTGAAAAAACGACGGGCGAAACGCCCGAAAACAAAGGCTCTCCGACCGATCCCGGTGCTACGGAGGAGAGCCCGCCAATTGACCCTACTTGATGTCAATTGGCTGACTGACCTAAAACCTATCAACGAAGGGGAATAATCAGTGTCATTCCGAAGACGTATGGGCAAGAAAGAATCGCGGCGAAAATTCACCAAAGGAGCGGTCAAACACCACAAGAAAAACACCCGAAAAGGTCTCAAACGTGGCGGCACCCGCCTGTAAGGAGCCTTGACTATTAATGCCATGCTATCAACCCTTGGTCGGGTACCGAGGTGAAGGCGGCAAGTTAACCTTCAAGGACACGGGAGGCCTGAACCCAATGGAAGTTACATGCGGAAACTGCATCGGGTGTCGATTAGACAGATCAAAGTCCTGGGCCATTCGCTGCGTCCACGAGGCGCAGCTGCACCAGGAGAACGCGTTTATCACACTCACATACGACGATGACCATCTCCCCGAGGACCGGTCAGTCAACAAAAAACACTTCCAGCGGTTCATGAAGGATCTTCGTCAGAAGTACCCCACCACGCGTATCAGGTTCTTTCATTGCGGCGAATACGGCGAACAGCATCATCGACCGCACTACCACGCACTTATCTTCGGCTTCAATTGGGCAGATCGACGCATCTGGTCCACAAGGCGCGGAAACGACACGTACACATCAAAGGAACTTCAGAACCTATGGAAAAAAGGATTCGCAACAATCGGCGATGTCACATGGCAAAGCGCGGCCTATACGGCGCGCTACATAGTGAAAAAGATCAACGGAGAGATGGCGGACGATCACTACCTCCGCATCGACAAATCAACGGGCGAGGCCTGGAAGGTGCAACCCGAATACACGACTATGAGCCGCCGCCCTGGGATTGGATCCGAATGGTTAGAGCGCTTCTGGCGCGATGTATACCCGCGAGATTCCGTCATCATCAACGGCCGCCAGTACAAACCGCCCAGGTACTACGACAAATGGCTGGCCGAAAATCACCCCGACTTGTTGGAGGAGGTACTAGCAGCTAGACAGGAATTCGCAGACCAACACCATCAGGACAACACGGACCAACGCTTAGCAACGCGAGAGTTCGTTCAAAAAGACAAAGCACAAAAATTTCTCAAACGAGCCTACGAGGACAACAGTTATGGCCGAGATTCTTAAAGTCTATTCAGTACACGATTCTGCAGCGGAAGCATTCATGGTTCCGTTCTACATGCAGACCGATAAGCAAGCTCAGCGGGCTTTCGGAAACTCGATCAACGATGCGAATCATCAATTCAGCAACAACCCCGAGGATTACACGCTATTCTTCGTCGGGCATTTCAACGACCAGGATGGCCGGTTTGAACCGGCCGATCCGAGATCAATAGGCAACGGCATACAATTCAAGGAGCCCGAACAGTCATGAAATCAGTCATGAAGCACAAATTCTCAGAAGTCCCACACGCGGATATTCCGCGGTCAAGCTTCAACCGGAGCCACGGGCTCAAGACCACGTTCGACGCCGGCAGGATCGTCCCGATATTCGTGGACGAAGTACTCCCCGGCGACACGTTCAACCTACGCCTGACGGCGTTCAGCCGCATGGCGACACCAATACATCCGATCATGGATAACCTGTTCATGGACGTATTTTTCTTCTTCGTGCCAAATCGGCTCGTATGGGAAAACTGGCAAAAATTCAACGGCGAACAGGACAACCCCT